AAAGCCACTGCACGAGATGCCATTGCAATTGGCGGTAATGTGAAAGAACCTGGTGATACTCTAGCTACTCAAAAAACAACTGCATCTGGTAGACAATCCATCGCTCTTGGATATAAAGCAAATTCTAAAGGCGTTTCCGGAATTTCTATTGGTACTAATGCTTATTCTGAAGGAAGAGGTGCTGTTAGTATTGGTAGCTGGTCTATTGCATCTGGAGATGGTGCAACAGCAGTAGGCGGAGGTAATGCTGGAGCAGATAGAGCCGTTGTTGTTGGTTCTGGGAATGCAGATGGTAAAGAATCTGTTTCTGTGGGGTCATATTCAAGAGTATACGCTGAAGGTGCTGTTGGTATTGGCAGAAATGTTTTTATTGATGATAGTGCAACAAACTCTGTTGTTATTGGCTCTTCCTCTGAGACAATTAGTAAAAAGAATGTGACAGCTATCGGTTCCAATACATATTCTGAAGTTGAAAATAGTGTAGCACTCGGAACATCGGCAAGAGCAGATGAAGTAGTTTCTACTAGCTCTGCGAATATTGCTGGTAAAACATATAATTTTGCGGGTAAAACAGCTGATGGTACAGTAAGTATTGGTGGTAAAATTATATCTGGTTATGAAACAGATAGATACGGAATACCTATCTTCGATGATAATGGTAATATGATTCCTATAGTTGATAAAACTGCTTATCGCACTATCACAAATGTAGCTGCTGGTCGTATCTCCGATACTTCCACCGATGCAGTTAATGGTAGTCAATTGAATGCAGCTATTAAAGGTATTGATAAGAATCATCAAGATATTGTAGATACTGCAAAAGGTCTACAAATGCTAGGTGACGTTGTAGCAGACCATGAAGTAGCGATTGCTGCTAATAAACAATCAGCAGCTGATGCTATGGCAGAAGCTAAAAAGCATACAAGCGTTGTTGCTGGTGACAATGTAGCTGTTACAACTGGTACAAATACAGCTAATGGTAAAAAATATACTGTATCTGTTAAAAAAGACCTTACAGATATGAATTCTATTAACTTCGGTGCCAATACTGATTCTAAACATTCTATTACAAATAAAGATGGTATGCATGTATTCAATGGTGAAGTAAATACTAATTATGATTCTAATGGTATTAAAATTGAAAATACTAATACTTTAGAAACTGCTCAATATACTATGAATGGTATGCAAGCTTCTGATGATAATGCTACTATTCGTTTCACTACTACAAATATTGATGCTGGCAATCAACAAATTCATGGTGTTAAAGCTGGTACAGCTAATACCGATGCTGTTAATGTAAGCCAACTTAAAGAAGTAGGAAATAAAGTTAATGATAACTCTGGTCGTATTAACAGAAACGAAAATCGTATCAATGATTTAGATAATAAAATTAATGATGTTGGTCGTAATGCTTTAGAACGTGCTAATCATTATACAGATTTGCAAGTCAATAAAGGCGTAGCTAAAGCGTCTGCTCTTGCTGGTTTAAAATTCTTAGATTATAATCCTAAAGATAAATGGTCCTTCGCAGCGAGCGTAGGCCATTACCGTAATGCTAATGCGGTTGCCGTAGGTGCCGCATACCAACCTAATGAAAACACTATGGTTCATGGTGGTATTACAGTAGATGGTAAAATAGCATACAATTTAGGTGTAAGTGTTAAAGTTGGCGGTCAAAAATATATTAATAAATATAAATTGGCTGAACAAGTTAAACAATTACAATCTGATAATGCAGAATTACGTCAAGAATTAGCTGAATTGCGTTCTATGATTGAAAAGCGATAAGTAAACAATATGGATAATAAATTAAGAGAAGAATTAAGAAGTCAATTATTCAATCAATTAGAACAAGACGAGCGTGAATTAGCTTATCTTGTATCTGAATATGGTTCAATTATTGACAGATATTTATTTTTACAAGAGGAAATTGAATCTGTAAGAAGACAAATTCTATCTGTGTAAAATAATAATTAAAGGCCCCTACGGGGGTCTTTTTATTTTTATTTTTTTTACGGCTTAGTGCCGCATCACAAGCCTTGTATTATATTGGTGATATAATTGAAAGGAGATGCTGGAGATGGCTAAAGTTTTATATTCTATTTTATATGCTATTGTTTTTATTATTGTAATTAGTATTTTCCATTAATATAAGGCTTTGGCTATTTCGGCACGCCTTGTATAATAATGGTAGATAAAAATTTTTAAAAAGAGGTAAAGAAAAAGTGGAACAAGAATTAATTTTTTCCAGTAGAAATGGCATTTTACATAAACGTCCTAGGTTAACTAAATTAACAGAGGCTCGTAAAAAAGCTGGTTATAATAATCAACGAAAAATTGCTAAAGAATTAAAAATTACACAAACAGAATATTGTTCTTATGAGTCTGGTAAAAAAGAAATGCCAGAACGAATTGCAAAAAGAATTTCTACGCTTTTAAACATGCCAATTGATGAAGTTACTTCTGTTAATTATCAAAATGAAAAATTAACAAAAGATGCAACAAAAGTATTGGAAAAAATGTTTAAAATGCTGGGTGAATTAGAATTATGGCAACTTGATGAATTAGATAAAACTGTAACTAATATGAGTCTTATGAATGGTGTCATGAAGTATAGAAAAATGTTACAAAGAAATCGTAGAAAATTCAGAAAAAATGCTAAGGAATTAAAAGAAATTAAAATTAATAGAAATGATTTTACGCTTTTATTTTCTGATACTATTGATATGAAAGAAATATCTAACATATCTATTCATTATGAAACAATGTTAACTTTGATTGAATATGGTTTATTGCCAGAAAATCAATTAAAGGATTTCATTAAATATTTTAATATTATTAAATAACTATATTTTTAAAGTAGACAAAAAGGAGAAAAGAAAATGAACAAAGTATTTGAATTGGTAGGCCGTGCAGTTATCGGCGGGATTATTGGTTTTGCAGTTGGGTATGTAACCCAAACTGCAATTAACGGTGGTTTGGCTAATAATGTGAAAGCAGACGTTAAGGGTTTTAAGAAATTGGTCAAAGACACAATTAATGCGTAAGCGAAACCTTGTATAATATTGGTGAAATGCCTTAGTTAAGTTATTCGTCGCATTGCGGTTTAATTTAATTAAGGCTTTCATATATGTTGAAGGTCGGCATCGAACCTTCTGGGGCAAGCTGAGACTTGCGAATAATTGCGGTATTTGGAGGAAAGCTAAGTCATAAAGATATGTGAACTCCACTGAAGGCTATATGTAATAGTGTAGTCAAGTGTCCAATGGATTGAAACTCATTAGAGAATATAATATCCTAAAAGACCGCAACTTCCATTAGCGACGATACTAATGTTGAAGAAGTAGTGGACTACCCTATCGAAAGATAGGGACTATAACTTATATTGGCGGATTGCGTTGAGGTCGAAATACCTTTCATAATCATAAGTAAATTAATAGTAGACGTAAGAGCTACCATCCGCCAATATTTCATGGGCTTAGTAGAGAAAAAAAACTGGTGCAACTCCAGAAAAGCCCTGAAATACTATTATCGTAATTTAGGTGTTCCAACGGTTCCGGAATGCCTTGTACGATAATGGTGAGTGAAATCATTTAGTCATTCATACCTGTTTGTATAAGGAAATGGTATTGGCAATGATAAAAAGAAGAGTAACTCAAATTTTTTAATTATAAGATAAAAGTTTTAAGTCCTCTAGTCAGATAGTAGAGGCAAAATAAGGAGTAATTATGAACAACTTTAGTTTAATCAAAGGGTACGTATCCCGCAAAACAACTACTTTCCATCCAGCACGTGATGGTAAAAAAGCTGTATTTAGCACAACTATCGCAGTAGCAACTGGCACAGTTGATGGCGAAGGTAAGAAAGTATATAACTGGGTACCAGTTAAATCCTTCGGTAAAACAGCTGAATTGATGAATGAAAATCTTGTTGGTGGTGATTACACAGAAATCACTGGTCGTTTGGGTATGAACCCACGTTATACCAATAAGAAAGGCGAAACAGTTTATGAAACTTGTTTCTTGGTAGCAACACAATTCTCTCGTTTGACTCAACGCGAAACTCCAAAAGCAACTGAAGTAGCTCAAGAAGAAGTTGAAAACTTTGCAGGAGCACCAGAAGTGTTCGGCGAAGAATTAGAAGGTGCAACAATTTTTTAATTTAATTTAAACTAACATAAGAAAAATCATACATGAACCACTGGCGTGAAGAGATGTATGATTTTTCTTTTTTTTGTTTTTTAACTTGAGTTAAAAAATATTTTTAGTTGAAATTAAAAAACAAAAGTGTTATAACATTTTTTTAACGAAAGGAATTTTAATTATGAAAGAAAATTATTCATTAGAAGAAATCGTAGAAACATTAGCTAAATTTAAAGAAGTTATGAATTATGTGCGTCAAAATCATGGCGTATGGGACAGCACTGTACAAGAATGTGATAAAGCATTTGGTGATATTCGTCATTATTGTGAACTACAATATCCTACACAACGTAGAGATAAAACAAAAGTAGTTCGTTTAATTCATGATTTTTCTGTTAAACGTCGTGAATGTAAAGATTATCTTGAAGTCTTGGCTCCATTATTTGAAAGTAATTTGGTTGAAGAAAAACAATTGATGAATGTCAATCGTATTATTAATCAAATTAAAAAGAACCAAGAGAAAAATCGTGCGTATAAACCTCGTGTATTAGAAGATTTATTTAAGTAATATAAATTTTCGTGTTATTTTTTAATTAGAAAAGAGGTGTTTATATGAAATTTTTAGTTAATCTATTAAAAAAAGTTGCACCAAAATGTATTATGTGCCATAATAAAATAGAATTAGAAATCTTGGAAGCACGTCTTGCTTTAGATGAATAATACGAAAGGACATTTTTTAAAATGGCAGATACATATTTTGTAAATGACTACGCTCTTAAAGACGCTGCGGAACTACGCAAAGAAACTGAAGAGCGAATTAAAAAAGCAGTAGAACGTATCGTTAAAATTTTGTATAAAGCGATTACAACTGCGGCAGAGAAAAATGAATTTGAAGTTACGAGTACATTAGATTTAAGCTTCGACCATGATTTGGATAGAGCTACAGTTGAAGGTGTAAAAACAGAATTAATCAATAAAGGTTATACTGTTACTTACGAAACTGAAGACCATAATGTATGGAAAGTGACTTGGTAGTTTTTAATAAGCTCGGATAATCATTCCGAGCTTTATTTTTATATGGAGAAAAATCAATGGTAAATGTATTCAAACCAACCGAAGAGGAATGGAATATGGGTGTTGTCGGCATTGAAGATATGTACGGCAATAAAGTTTTATTTAATAATATTGTAATGCTATTAGGTCAAGAATATGGTATTTATTTATTAGTTTGTAATGATGACGATGAATATGGTGCTGCGTTAACAGATGACCCAACTTGTCAAGATAAGGAAAGTCGTATCCACTTTAATGAATTTTTAGATTATGAACATATTAAAGTCGTTGGTACGTATGATAAAGATAACAAAGTGTTAATGGGTAAAATTGGTAAAACCGAAAAATGTATTTCTTGGCAAAGTAAAAAACGTCGAAATAAAAATATGAAAGTGAGTGCATAACATGTTATTTTTAAAAAATATGCCAGCTCATGAATTTTTAGATAAATTCTTTAAGCTAGACAATCTAAAATTTGATACTATATATGATGATAAAATTTATAATTATAATGTAGCTTCTTACAATGATAAAGAAAAATACGGAAATATTACTGTGTTAAATTTAAGTCTTTTAGAAAAACGAGATGAAAATTCTAACTGGGCAGATATTCAATATAAATATTTATTTTTAGAATTTTATCTTAATAACGATTTAATTAAATTTAGTGATGATACATCTGACAATAAAACAAAACAAATCGTTAAAGATTTTGTTGACGCAGTTATTAATGCATAGAGGAGTAAAAAATGAAAAAACTTATTGAATTAGAACCTGGAGTTTTAAGTGCCGAAAATTTTTTATATCAATTACAAACATGTAAAAATGTTGTACTTGAAAATGGATACGATGAAAATTTTTATATTAAAAATGTATATGTTCCTAAAAATTTTAAAGAAGAACGTACAATTTTGTTTAGCATAAATTTTTGGCGTAAAGATATACAATATCAAAGCCATGCTGTATATACACCAGTATGTATTGAATATTCAATAAATTTAGAAACTAATCTAATTTCTTGCACAGATAATAATGCTCCATTAGGTGCAGAATTGTTAAGTAAATTAATCAACGAAGTAATCCTTGTATAATAGTGGTGTGTCATTTCGGCATAGTATTTTTAATTTAATTTATTTGTATAAGGAGTTTTAATTATGATGACTTTAACTTTTAATCACGAAGCAGAAGCTATTGCGATTATGCATCATATCACACAATTTGCACAAGAAAATAATAATATTGTACAAGCAGAAGAAGATAGTTTTTCTCTTGAATATTTTGTATCTACAGATTCAATCTGTGTATTCGCAATGAATGGTGAATTCTTGAGCATTGTGATGAGTGTAGTTCGTACTGGCACTAATATTCATTTTGAAACAGATATTGAAGATAATATCGCTGGCGGTGGTTATCCTCAGCCATTGGTTTATCAGATGACGATGAATTTGATGTCTGAAATTTTAGATGATTTCAATCAAAAAGAGTATATGAATTCTGTTTCTGAAGTATAATATTTTTATGATAGCCACGCATGTATTTGCGTGGCTATATAAGTATTATTTTTATTTTTTTAAAGAAAGTGTGCAAAAAATGGAATATATCATTAGGCATGAATATAGAGATATACATAATGCATTATTAAGAATTTTTTCTGAAATCTTACAAGATAAAATGGAATATACAATTTATTCCTCAAAAACAGAAAAAAGAAGAAAAGATATTGTTGGCATGGGTATGCGAATGGTAACAGAAAAAGAATTTAGTATAACATTCCATATTAGAGAAAAAACAGATGGAGCTACTTGCAATTCAACTATCGGTTGCGAATTAATTATGAAAGAACATGGTCTAGGTGAATTTGCTATTTTCTCTAGTAACAAAGATGAAGCATATACTATTGTTAATATTTTTGAGTTTTTAACAGAAAGATTCTATCGAGCTCAACTAGATAGAGAATTATTAGGTGAATAATATGTTATGTTATAAAGACAGAACGTATTGCGGAACAGATTGTAAATTGCAAGGCACTTGTAAAGAAAGTTTTGAGTACGCAAAAGAAGAACAAAAACAGCATCCAGATGAATTTGTAAGAAATTTACCATTTTCTATTCGGTACAAAAGTGAATGTGAAAATTTTCAAAAAAAATAATTGACATATACTATAACTATGTTAAAATATACATGTGAGTTTTACCTCCTTTCGTTAATATAACTCACACGTGCGTATAGGGTTCTGCTTTGGTGATAGCAGAAGACTGTGGAACAACAACTTCATAGGTGTTGATTAGACAAGAAGAAGACGGTATTTGAGAGATGCCGTCTTTTTTCTTGTCTTTTATCCTTTTTTGTGTTATAATATATGTATCTTAATTCGATAATATGGTAGAAAAAAGGATAAAATTATGAAAGTTTATGGATATGCAAATAATTTAAAGGGCGAACAAATATACGGTCGCCTTGTCGATAGAAAATTCTTACTTGTAAAAGATGCTACATTGGTTGAAATTAAACCAGATACATTTCAATCTGAACAAGAAATTCGAGTAAAAGAAAGAAATAAGTTAGTGGCGAAAGCCAATCGCAAGGCTACTTCTGAAATTAAAAAAATTAATAAAAGTAAAACAAAAAATCTTCAGGAACTAGCGACACCAGAAATGCTTGGTAAATATCTTGCCATGATTATGATGCAATGGGTTCGTGGCAATAAAATTACTGAAGATGAATATACATATGAATATGAAAAAGAAAAGGCGTTAGCGAATTCTGAGTTTAAGGAGATATTATGTTAAATTTTTATTACAATGGCGATGAATCAGTTCAAACATACGAAGCGGAATTTACATTAGAAATTAAAAACGACTATTACAAAGGTCATGGTACTGTCGATAAAGATAGCATTAAAACTTTATATACTAAATTAATCGAAGATGGCAATTATGATGCCGAATTTAATTTAATTGATATAGAAGAACATGAAGGCTTTACAGTGATTAAATATGAATCTACTGATTATATTGACGGTTCTTTCTTATTATTCGATTTAGTTTGTGAAGTGCCTAAAGATGTTTATACATATTTTATTTGTTCTCCTAGTTTTGATTTTTATTATAAGCATGTTGGTAAAAATTCTTTACCGTTTTCTTCTCGTTATTTAGTCTATACAGCTCATAATGGCAGTTATATTTTGTGTGATGATTATAAAGAAACCATTGGCAAATTAGAAGAAGTAGCACAACGTATTCTTCACGAAGGTGCTTCGTTTACTAAAGATGCGATTTTAATTTCTAAAATTGATAGTGGCGATAATAAAGACTTTAATGACTTATTAGACGATTACAAAACGTATGATGTAATGCGTGAAAATATTAATTTTGCGGCTAAACAAGATAGTCCAGAAGAAATCATTAAAATGCTTCGTAGTCAATTTGGCGACAATATGGAAATTGTCTTCATTGATGAAGAAACTGGTAAACGTATTGGTGGTCCAAATAAAGAAAAAAAAGATAATAAAAAATTATCTTAGGTAATATAAAGGACGGTAGTTTATTTTAATCTTCCTCCTCCTTTGTATAATATATAATAAAACTACTTGTGTAAAAAAAAGTGATGAGATATAATGTACATAGAGTATTCTATGTAATACAAAAATCTCCTCATTTTGCACACAAAAAAGATGGTTATTCTGAGCAGCGACAGAATAGCCATCTTTTTTATTTATATCAGAAAGGAATTTAAAAATGAGTGAACATATTGGCACTATATTAGCAATTATTTTTGTTGTATTATTTTTGTTAGGGAAATCATCTTTAAGATTTTTTAATGATGAACATAAAATTGGGATTCGATATAGTTTTAGATTGTTTTTTGAAGAACCAGATAGCCCACATAGCTTTAAATTTGAAATTATATGGAGCAAATAAAACATGAAAAAGAAATTAATTAAAGTATATATTAGAGACCTACAGTTTGATATCCCAGATGTGTCTTTAGAAAAAATAGAAGAATTATATAAGCAATTACAATGGTCAGAAGCTAGAGATAATTCTGTACATGAAGTGATTAAAAAAATACAAACTTTACAATCAACAATTGAAATATTAAAAGAACAAATTCAAGAATTAAATGATAGAAAAATAGAATTAGAAAATTTAGTATATGTAAATGGTGAAATAAAAACATACGCAGATATCTTGTCAGAAATCGAAAAAGATGCTAAGATTAAATAGTAACTTTTCTCTGATTTTAACGAAAGGATATTTGTAAAATGGAAGATATTATTAACCAACCAAAACATTATACTCATGGAGGTATTGAGGTACGTCCATTTATCAATTCTCAGGGTTATAATTTTGATATGGGCAATGTTATTAAATATATTGTGCGTGCAGGTATTAAAACACCAGATAAGTTAATTGACTTAGAAAAAGCATTAAACTATATCAATGATGAAATTAAAAAAGGCAATAAAAAATTACATTTTGAGCCAACAAGTATTTTCATTTCTGGCTATGAATTTATTAGAAGCCAACCACATTTAACAGATAACCTTAAAAATGTCATTTCTTTATTATCTAAAGATGAAAAAACAGACTGTATTTTAATGGCAGAAGTAATTTCTGCACGAGATTTGTTGCAAGAAGAAATTAACATGTTAAAGATTTAAGGTAATAAACCCATTGAAACGTTTTTTAATTCTCTTAATTAAGAAAGGAAAGAACTCCAATGGGTTTTTTACTTGCTGTAAAAAATTTTTTACAAGAAAACTGGCGATTACTCGTCGACTGTCTTAGGTGGCTCATACTTTGTATTCTTATTATATTGTCTATTTTGTATGTTTTGGATAAGTTTGGTCCACGCAACGAAGTAGATACGAAGCCATCTAAAGTCATTAATGCTGACGGTACTGTTAATACAAATAAACATTATCAAGAAGCAACCAAAGTACAAACGAATACAATCGAAAGAACATCTTTCGTATATGTTCCCAAAGAAACACCTCGAGATGCAGACGTAGAGTTTAATAATGCTGATAAAAAAGTATTTGTAAAAGTAAATGGTCAGCAACACGAAATTGAAAATAATGTAACTGAAACTCAAAAATTTGAAAATGGCAAATTAGTCGTAACTCAAAAAGAAGAGTCAGTTATTTCAATCGCCGCTCCTAAGCCAGCTAAAACTTCACTTAGTTTTTATTACGGTGGAGGTAATAATTATGGTGTAGGTGTTAACTACAATATTTCCAAACATGTAACTTTGAACGGACTATATGTTAATCACAAAGCATATGCCGGTGTAACGGTACCTATCGGAAACATGGATAGTAGTTCAAAGAAACAAGATATTTCTAAACAAGAAAAGGAAGTGAAATAATATGCCAGAAGGTGCAGGTACTGAAGTACACGCAGCAGCAGCAACTCCAGTTTTTAACGTAATGTGCAAAGGTCACAAATACATGTTCTCTAGCGATATCGTTCCAAAAGATGATGCTATGCATGTAGTAAAAGCAACGGATTTGTTGAGCAATACGCTTGAATTGACATTCAAAAATAAAAAATGCGTAAGCGTAGAAATCGTAAAATAATATGGAATTAAACTACAATAACAAAAGGTATTTATTTTCTGAATATATTGAACCAGCAGACACTGGTTTATATACAGCCGTATTAATTGATGGTAACAATGTTCGTTGTGAAATCGTATGGTTTAACGGCGAACTTCGTGAAATTAACGAACTCGGCAATGAATAAAAATAAATAATAATAAAAAGACATGAGTCTGAGCACCTTGTATAATAATGGTGACCTCAAACTTGTGTCTTTTTTATTATTTCTTTGGTATAATTGATTATATAAATTTAGGTAGAGAGGAAAAAATAATTATGACCTATACAGGAAAAATGAATAAGAGTTTTATTGATGACATTGCAAGTTCTATTAATCGTGTCATTCGTGAAACATCTTTTCGAAGCCAAACAAAATCTAAAAAAAAGAATTTAGATATTACATTTAGTTTCAGTGATTTATCTGAGCCAAAAAAAGAATTGTTGTTATTAACAATTCGTAAGATTAAAGATATGAAAGAGGAAGATGTATTATTCTTTATTGATTCTATTAATCAATGCGAAAAAGAAAGAGGTACGTACAATGAATATCGTTGAACGAGTGATTCGTAGTTTAGTAACATATTACATTACAGGATTTATAATTAGAACATTTAGAAAATTTAAATAATTATATTAAAAATTTAAGGAGACAAATAAAATGAACAGAGAACGATTAATTAACTTAGCAACAAAATCTATTAACGTAACAGCAGATGCGATTAATTCTGTTGTGGATTTTACACAAGAAAAATTTAATGAGGCAAAACAAAAAGCAACAGCAAAAGAAGTAGACTTTTCTAATGCTACACAAATTCAAAAAGAATTCATTGCAATGATTGCTGAAAATTTACAAGATATTGATGATGCAACAATTATCCAATGTCGTGATATCGTAACGCATCAATTAGATTTGAAACATGCGATTATTAAAATTAATGACGACCAAATTACAGTTGAAAATATTGTAGCAGAAAAGGTGAGTAAATAATGATTAGTTTGATTTTTTTCGGAATGATAACTGTAGTTATCGGTATTTATGGTGCTAAATTTATTAATAAAATTAGAGGTATCGAAAAATAATGACACAAGATATTTTAATTTTACTTGCAGTAGTAGCCATGTCTTGTATGGCTACTATCTGCTTCATTGTCCACCAAGTATTCGCAACGCGTCGTATGCGTATTGAGTATGATGGTGGTTATACAGAAGAAGAAATTGAACAAATTGTAGTAAAAAAATTTAGATTATTAGCTTCTAGTCAATCATTAGAGCCTGGTAATTTTATTTACACTACAACTACGAAAGAAACCAATAAAGAACCTAAAACAACAAAAGGGAGAAAATGATGTTCAAATATGTAGTTGGAAATATTTTAGATACAGAATGTAAGTATATTCTAAATCCAGTTAATTGTGTTGGCACAATGGGTAAAGGGTTAGCTTTACAAATTGCTAAGGCATACCCTGAATCTGTTGAACCATACAAAGAAGATTGCAAAAAAGATTTATTAAATATTGGTCAATTAACTAGCTTTAAAGCTAAAAATGGTAAAACCATTATTCATTTTCCAACTAAGTATCATTGGAAAAATCCATCTAAATATAGTTATATTGAAGCTGGATTAGAAAATTTAGCTTACCACATTAAACATAGTGGTAACGAAACATCATATTTAAGCTTCGCAATTCCTCCACTAGGTTGTGGATTAGGCGGATTAAATTATGATTTTGTTCATGAATTAATCCAAACTATTTTAAGTAAATTTAAAACTATTACATTCGAATTATATGTGACACAAGAATGGTATGATGCACATGTACATTGCTAAATATTCTTTTTAGTATTATAATAACAAAGATAAATAAAATATTTTACATAATTTTAACGAAAAGGAAGATTAAGCATGAATGAACAAACTCAACAAGAAGAACATATTATTATTGACTTAGATAATTTAGTGTTACCTAGATGTCGATTTGAAATAGTATCTTCTTATAAAGACAAAAACATTAATTTACCGACACGCAAAACATCTGGGTCCGCTGGTTATGATATTGAGGCTGCGGAAGATGTTATTATTAAACCACATTCTTCCACTGCTGTACCTACTGGTATTAAAGCATATATGGACGAATGTTTAGTATTGAAAATTTATATTCGCTCTTCATTGGCATTTAAACGTGGATTGATGCTAACTAACTCTACAGGTATTATCGATAGCGATTTCTATAATAATGAAGACAACGAAGGACATATTCTTGTAGGTTTGTATAATACTACAGATAAAGAAATTATGATTAAGAAAGGAGAACGTATTGCTCAAGGTATTTTCGAAGCCTACATTATAACGGAAAACGACGCAGAACAAGAAAAAGAAGTTCGAACTGGAGGCATTGGTTCTACCGGGAAATAATACGTTTTATAAATAAAAATGGACTACATTAAATTAATGGGAGATAGCGAAGATTGGACACAAGATATTGTTCAAGACTTCGTTGACTCTCATAATAATTCTATGGAATTTTTGCTCAGAGAAATTAATGAAAAAGAATCAGATATGTTATATGAATATTATATTGACCAAATGTATAAGGAATTTCAACAATCTGGTCAAATTCCATTTTAATTGTTAGAAAGATATAAATATGAAAATTCAAAATATTTTAGATAGAAAATTTTGGTGTAAACAAAATTTAATTTCTATTTTAATTGCAATTATTTTCGGTGTTATTTTTGATTTATTAAAAGTTTGGAATACAGTATACGCATATTATTTAATTGGCTTAGTATTCGTATATCAAATTTTTATCACATATTTAACACATAAAACAAGACAAGAAATTTGTAATATTCTGGATAAAAAGATATGGTATATATCATTATATAATATTGACATCGAAGATTTAAAATATTATTTAAAAAGCAATGCCACTTTTTGTTTAGTTGTATTTGCTACTATTATCATAGATTTAATTTTATTGAAATTAGATATTGATATGTTCAATACTATATATATTATCTTTTCAGTATTTTCTACATCTTATTTGTTAGACCAAATTGCAATTAAAAATATTTTAAAGAAATAAATAAAGGAAATAGATAAAAATGAAACTTACATTTTTTGAAAAAGCCGTATTAGAAAAAGCGTATGAAAATGGATTGCGTTTTTTTATACGTGTAAATGAAAAAGATATTTTATTTGTTGAAAGAAATCCAAAAGATACAGTACGTTTAGATTCCATCGAAACAATCTTAGATAATATTGATAGCATTATCGAAAAAACAGAATGTATTTCAGATTTTGGTGATTTTAAATTTGCTAATATTCAAGATGTTATTTCTATTGAAAAAACTCTTGGTAAAATTGATTGGACTAAAGTTAAAAAAGATACTCTTGTTAAAGTGCGTTCATTGAATGGTACAGAACATTTCCGTTATCTCTGTCGTAAAATTGATAATGTCCATGGTATCGAAGTATATCCATTTGGCACAACTTCTTTGACAGCACCTAATGAAGATACAGAAGTATATTACGATTTTGAATTGATAGAAAAATAATGAAATCAACTGATATTCAAACATATACCCATAAAGATGGCAAAATTGTTGAGGCAGTTCAATATATCGGGCAACCTATTTCTGAAGAATGGTTGCCTAAAACTGCTTATATTTTTGATGATGATGGCAGATTGTTTGTTGCTGGTGAAAGCTTTCAATACGAAGTAGATATTACAGATTATATCGTTAAAGATGGTCGCGGATTATTCTTTGCTTTACCAGAACAAGAATTTCTCGAAAACATTCGGTAATATTATATATACCAGTGTAAAATAAAATACAGTAAGAATTAAACACAGCGAAGATATGTTAGTAGCATACATATCTTGTAGTATCTTATCAGAAAAGTAAAAACACTATAAAAGATGTATCGATTGAAACTATCGATTGTAATATAAATTATTTCGCATTAGTGTTCTTAAATTTTGGAGATAATTGAGTACACTAATTTTCATGTCGCCCTACGATTTATTATTTTACTTTTTAAATAATAATAGGAAGACGAAACAGAAAGTTAGGAGGCTACTAAATGAGTCTTAAAAAAATTATGTTAATGTTTGTTTTTGTAATTGGTTTATTTACTATTTCTGGTCAAGTTGGTGCTACCGAATTAACTGCGTATACGCACACAGGTAGTCCAATGGCTAATGGTGAATGGCCTTACGAAGGTGCCGTGGCTAGCAATGATTATGCTCTTGGCACAGTATTAAATATTAATGGTTATAATTACGTAGTTGCTGACCGAATGGCTCCTGGCATTCATGGAGTTATAGATATCTTCATGAATGATTATGATAGAGCAATTGAATTTGGTCGTCAGTACGGCGAAGTGTACGTCGTAGCATAAATTAGAAATTATCTTTTGTTTTTACTCTACTCTCCCGCTGTGTTAACACTGGCTTATTATTTAATTCAAGTATTTTATTTTTTAATATATGACAAAAAACTTTGTTCAGGGTAATATGTTGGTAGAGCACATTTACTTGTGCTATTAATTTAAATAAAAAACCTAAAAACATATAGTGAATAAAATTGAGGATGTTTTCTCCCCTTATTTTTATGAGGGGTTTTCGCCTCACTATGGAAGCTTACTCAAGTGGATTAAGAGACTAGTCTTGAAAACTAGGAGGCGGTTAATAGCCGTGCCAGAGTTCGAATCTCTGAGCTTCCGCCATGGTAAAGTACCCAAGTTGGATAAAGGGAGCAGACTGTAAATCTGTCGCTTATAGCTTCGAAGGTTCGAATCCTTCCTTTACCACCATTTATAGCGGAGTAGAGCAGTTGGTAGCTCATCGGGCTCATAACCCGAAGGTCACAAGTTCAAATCTTGTCTCCGCAACCACATGCTGGCGTAGCTCAATAGGTAGAGCGGTTGACTTGTAATCAACAGGTTGTGGGTTCAATTCCTATCGCCAGCTCCATTTTCATAATTATTTTAATTAAAAAATTGGAATATGAAATGTTACAGCCTATCATCAATTTTTTTAAACATTTATTTTTCGAAGAAAAACAATGTAAACAATTTAATGCTTTCGTAGATATGCATCAAATACATGAAGAAAACGTATTAAATCGTTTATCTACTATTGAGAACAAAATAGATGTATTAGAAAAACAAAAAGCTGCTCTAACTGCAATTCTCGATAAAATTGAACAATTAATCGAAGAATTAAAAGATAGAGCATGAATAGCCTCCTTAAAGAATAACTAAACGGTAATAATATAATGAGCCGTTTAGTTATTTTTTTAGTAATAAAGGAGGATTCTAATGTTTTCTCAAATGTTAAAAGAAAATGGAGAATTTTCTTTAACCCGTTTTTTGGCATTTGCAAGCTTTATATCTTTCATCCTTGTTACTATAATCATTATGATTGTTAACTTCTATTTTTCGTATGACCCAGGTTGGTATAATACATTTGCTACTTCAACAGTAGGTGGTACTTTCATCCAACCTATTAATAAATTAATTAATAGTAAATTTAATACTGCTAAGGGTTCATATCAAGAAATGCCTATTACGGAAGGTACTGAAGAAGACACTAAGATTTCTAATAAGGACGTAAAATAATATGTGGAAAATTACAGATAATGATGTACAACGTATGGCATTAGATGCTCAAGGTAAGATTAATAAAATCTATGTCCATTGGACAGCTGGTCATTACAACCAAACATTTGGTGATTATCATATTAATATCACTGGTGATGGTTCTATGTATACAGATACAGACGATTTTACAGAAGTAAAAAATCATACGTATCGTAGAAACACAGGTGCTATTGGTATTGGTGTATGTTGTGCATATGGTGCAACTGGACAAAATAATTTAGGTCCAGAACCTCCTACTCAAGCTCAATTAACACAAGTAACTCGTGTGATTGCTATGTTATGTATTGATTTGGGTTTACCAGATGATATTCAACATGTGCTTACTCACGCTGAGGCAGCTGATAATAAAGACGGCTGGTATGCACATGAACCATACGGTCCAGATTCTACAGTAGAGCGCTGGGACTTTGATGTTGTACATGAAGGTGATGAACCACGTTCTGGTGGTGCATGGCTTCGTGGTACTGCAAGATGGCATGGAGCTCAATGGGGTTCTAGCATCTAACATTATGTAATAAGAAAAGACCTTTTGTTTTTTGTTAAAGAGATAAAAGGTCTTTTTTTAATACATAATTTTTGATAGTTGACAAAACTATTGAAAACCTTGTATTATATTGGTGTGGGCATTTCGTTTCTCCCCCCTAGAAATGCTCGCATATTCACTCCTATAGGATATAGATAGACAGATTGAACTCCTTTCAAATAAATAAACACATATAAATTGTACGGAAATAATAAAAAAAATTTTAACCTCCCTGTTAAAATAAAGACTCGTAGAAATAAATACAAACAACAAGATAATTCACCTTTCTTTAAAATAAGATTCTCACAATGATAACTTATAACCGTGGGGCACACGGGGATAGCCTATCGCCTGATTGTAAGACTTTTTGAAATAATAAAAAAGCAAATCTTTGGGTAGGAACCTCATGATTTTGAATCATAAGAGGGTGCCAGAATGCGTCTGTCTGTCTATATCCAACACATGTTCTTGTAGTTCAATTAGAATACCTTTAACTTCAAAGGAGATTTACGTTAAAGTCGTAACGAGAGCATTAATTATTATATTAGGGTTTTACTTTTCCCCTGCATCGATATTACATGTTTATACTTTTTGAGATGTTTTAATAAGCATAGGTATAATATCCAGTTACGTTTTTAATGTACGAGTGTGAGATGCGAATAATCGAAGAGCATAAAATATCTTAGAGGCCCAGCTGGTGGAAGGCCAGCATACTTGCTCGTGTGGCGAAATTGGAAAACGC